TGAAGAAGCGGGATTGTGGGCGACTAAATTAGGAGCCTCCCCAAAGATATAAAAAGGGAATAGCAGTATGAAACCAACATCTAAACAACCAGACTGGGAAAGAACCTGAATATATCAAACAGGTAAAAGATATGTTTAATACAAAGGTGGTATTTTTATGACCAAACAGACCAACAAAAAAGACAAAGGATTAACAATTATAAATTATGAAGTTACGGCTGCTTATGATTTTTCTTCACAGACCAACAAACAAAAAGAAGTGAAACTTAGATTAAAAAACTTATTTCTAAGATTAATATGGCCTTTCTTTGATAAGGGAGAGGTAAGGGCTTGTACCTGGGAGGCTTTCAAACATAAACATGAAAGACGTAGTTAAGCTGACGCTTATTTTGATACCGATGAACTTCATCATCTGGTTATTGGTGGCCGACCTTAACCTTATGAAAAAAGACTACCGGAAGAAAATAGAAATTCTCCAACTGGAACAGGCAAGGATGCAGGTTTTTGAACACATGAGAAGCGAATGTCAGGAGTTTAATAAAATAATTACAAGGTGAAAAAGATATTTACTTGCCCTATCTGCGGTCACAAAGAAAAATGGCACTCACATAAAAAATACTGTAAAGTATGCAGTGATATAAAAAGATCAGAGAATTTAAGAAAGTATGAGAGGGATAAATGACAGACTTAACTATTAAACAAAGAAAGTGGATTAGAGTTTATATTGATACTGGTAATGCTACAGAAGCAGCAATGCAAGTCTATGATTGCAAGGATAGGGATGTAGCAAAAAGCATAGGTTCGGAAAACCTTTCTAAACTTGACTATACAGACTTCATGGAAGAAGCGGGAATTACCGATAAGCTGTTACAGCAAAAGATTATGGAGGGGTTAGATGCTACTAGAACAGTTAGTGCAGTCAATACAAATAAGAACGCAACCGCAGATTCAACTGATTTTATTGATGTGCCTGATTTTATGGCACGACATAAATATTTAGAGACGGCTCTCAAATTAAAAAAGAGAATGGGGATAGAACCACAAGGAAATGTTTATGTTGATAAAGTTATTGCTATTTTAGGAGGTACTAGTGTTTCGGAAAGTCACAGCAACGGAGAAACTCCTGAAATTAAAAAAGAGGATTAGAGGAATAGCAGGAGGGACAAGCGCATCTAAAACTATTTCTATTCTCTTGTGGCTTATTGATTATGCCCAGACTTTAAAAGGGCAAACCATAAGTGTTGTATCAGAGACATTCCCCCATCTTAAAAGAGGAGCTATAAGAGATTTTCTGATGATAATGCAGGAACATAAATACTTTCAGGACAAGAGATGGAATAAAACTGATTATATTTATGAATATGAAACCGGAAGTAAAATAGAGTTTTTTTCAGCAGACCAGCCGGGTAAGGTAAGAGGCCCAAGACGCAATGTATTATTTATTAACGAAGCAAATAACGTAAGTTATGAAGTCTATACCATGTTGGAAGTAAGGACAAAGGATATTGTTTGGTTAGACTGGAATCCGGTGTCAGAGTTCTGGTGGTATGAGGAGGTATTAGGAAAACAGGATGTAGATTTTCTTACTCTAAACTACAAAGACAACGAAGCATTAGACCCAAAGATAATCCAAGCCATAGAGGTCAGGAAGAATAACAAGAATTGGTGGAAAGTGTATGGATTAGGTGAGTTGGGTGAAGCGGAAGGAAGGATATATCGGGACTGGCAGATGATAGATGAAATTCCCCATGAGGCACGTTTAGAGAGATATGGATTAGACTTCGGATATTCTAACGATTCCAGTGCTATTATAGCGATTTACTATTATAACGGAGGATATATTCTAGATGAGATTACTTACCAAAAAGGACTTTCAAACAAACAATTATCAGATATTTTGGTTAATTCTCCACGGGCACTAGTAATGGCTGACAGTGCAGAACCTAAAAGTATAGATGAGATTAAGAGTTATGGAGTAAACGTACTTCCAGCTCAAAAAGGACAGGGAAGTGTTTTACAGGGTATACAGTACGTCCAGGACCAGCGTATAAGCGTGACTAAGCAATCACTAAACCTTTTAAAAGAATACCGCAATTACCTATGGCAGACTGATAAGGATGGAAAGATAATCAACGAGCCGGAAGTTATTTTCAATCATTGTATGGATGCCATCAGGTATGGGATGGAAAGCCTGAAACCGTCACAGCCGATTGACTGGGATAAGTTGCCGAAGTATAAGCCTTTAGATTCTGTAATCGGTATATGAACAACACGCCTGCCACAACTGCTGAAGACTTTGTTAAATACATAGCAGAGAATAAGCCCCATTTAATTGAGATAGAGGAGGAGATACAGCAATACTGCCGGGGAACATCAGAAGGTAAACTTATCATTGAAGTCCATGTCAGAGGCCACAACCCCGTTAAAGTCCGCTTCCTTCCCCAAAGAGAATGGAGTCGTAAATTGACTTGATTAACTTAATATAGTAAGTATTAGTTGTCCATCATTTCGATGCAGGACGCCTATAGGGCGTCTATTTTTATGGCAAAATTAAAAGACCAAGACCTTCTGACAGAGATGAGCCAGCAGTATGACTTGTCTAAACGTTACCTCGACCCCGTACATGACAGAATGAACTCACAGGAGGAACTCTACCGGTGTTTCATAGACTCACAGAACTATCCCCACTCAGCTAAAGTATTTGATCCACGCATATTCAGAGTAATTGAGACTATAACCCCACGAATGGTAGCTAACGAACCCACAGGGAGCTTCTATCCCACAGAGGAAGGGGACGTGGCAACTAACCAGATACTTAATGCCCTTATTAAATACGACTGGCGTAGAGCAGTGATGTTTCCCAAGCTCGTCATGTTTGTTAAAAGTATGCTCTTATTCGGTACGGCCTTCGGAAGAACCTATTGGGACTTCCGGGAGTGCGAGAAGACGAGAATGGAGCCCAAGACTATTAACGGTAAGACAGTCTGGACCCCTAAAAGCACCAAAAAGTTCACTTACACAGAGTATGACGGGCCCAACTTTGAGATATTGAACATCTACGACTGCTTCCCCGATCCCAATGCTACGAGTTTAGACAACATGAGGTGGTTTATATACAGGACTTTCAAGACTTTAGATGAGATGGAGAAGGAAAATGACGCCAGAGGAGGAGAATACTGGAAGAACCTTTCAGAGTTAAGGGCTGCGGTTAAAGACAGCAAGGACAAAGATAAACAAAAGAGAGGCGCACAGCCCCAAGATATCAACTACAGAGAACACAGAAGGGTCATGTTATCCACTCAAGAGCTTCATGGAGAGGATATCAGTAACCCTGAGTTTGTTGTCCTTATAAGATATGAGAAAGACAGATGGGTTTTTAGTGTACCTGAATACGGAATAGTCATTCGTGATGTGGATAACCCATACTTCCACGGCCAACTACCCATAGTGTACGGAGTTGACTACCCTTATCCCGGTGAACTTTACGGTATGGGTGAAATTGAGCCGATTGATCGCATCCAGAGAGCCATCAACGCCGTCTTGAACCAGAGATTGGATAACGTGCAACTGGTACTAAGGAATATGTGGAAGGTTAAGAAGAACTCAGGTGTTGATCTTCACACTTTGGTTAGCGCTCCGGGTAACATTATCACCACTGATGATATGGACGCTGTAGAACCCATTGCAGTTCCCGATGTCACTGGGGGGACTTTCGTCCAGACAATGAACTATTTGACCGCAGCCATGCAGAACGGTTCAGGGATCACAGACTATACGATGGGAATAAACACGGGAGCCAATACAGCCAATGAAACCGCCACAGGGACTAGACTTATCCAACAGGAAGCAAACGCACAGTTCAAATTGAAGATTCAACTCTTTAACGCTATGGTTATTGAGAGAATTGCCAATCAGTGGAAAGACTTAAGAATCCAATACACAACCGAAAAACAGAAAGTAAGGATTATAGGACGTAATGACGTGAAGTATATGATGGAGAAGACCGAACTAGGACGTACAGACATGATGGGTCAGTCCATCATGCCGGGAGATCTTG